CAGAGCGATAAGAAATATTTTTAGATGCTTTAATATGGATGATTCCATCATTCAATTTAAGCAATATGCTACAGATACAACATATGAGTTAACTAATAATTTAATACAAAAGCAAGTCTACAAAAATTTCCTCAACTTCAACAACAAAGATAATACATCTGCAGTGGTATATCAAGCTGTAGATGCGAGCAATTCAGAGACTAGAGGATATATTTCGGGAAGTTATAAGAGCCCATTTGCAGGAGTGGAAGATCCATATGGCGCCACTTTAGAAGCAGAAGTAATGTTCCCCACCTATCATCCTCAAGATTACACAATTTCAAGAAATCAACTGACCTCATCATTATTCGGTTTCTATACTGCAAATACTAGTTCCGCTCGCCGACGAAATTCTCACACAACCTTCGTATCTTCAGGTTTGGATTATGCAAACTTGCAAGTTTTTGCAGCAAGACCGGAATCAAGATCAAAAAATGTACGATTTATTCTTACATCATCGAATTCGCCATTCCCGGTACCAACATTAACTAGTAGCTTGTTTTTCGATGTTTACGACAATAATACTTGGAATTTATCAGTCAGAATCAAGCCTCAAGGCTATCCTATGGCCGGTACCGTAACAGGCTCTATTGATTATAAATACGATATTATCTTCCAAGGGACAAACTATATTTTAGATTCTCTTTTAGATCAATTTAGTGTTACCGCATCAGTCAGCCACGCTGTTGGAGAAAAACTTTTAAGATCATCTAAGAGGGTGTATGCCGGCGCAAATAGGCAAGACATAACAGGAGCGACCACTCATATTTCTGATGTATTGGTGTCTGATATCAAGTATTGGACAAAGTATGTTGATGATCTTACTTTGACACAGCATTCACGAGATATGTTTAATGCGGGTATTTCTGGTTCTTATAGAAATATATCTCCTCTTGATAGTAATAATTCTAACTACGATTTGTTGAATTTAAACACTTTAGCTCTCTATTGGAACTTTGAAAACACATCTACTTCGAACGCAACAGGTAATTTCTATACAACTGATTATAGTTCCGGCTCAGCAACGCTAAGAGATAATTATTCTTGGCTTGGAAGAATATCTGGATATCAACATTCTGGCTATGGCTATGGATTTGCAACATCGTCAACTGATGTCATCGATAAAAGAAATGTTAATGCGTTCCAATTCATAGACCCGGAACAAGCAGCTTCTTCAGAAATGATAAAAATTCGTGCTGAAGATGATACTTTATTCGAAAGACCCTCTACGGTTCCGAGTTATCTTTTCACGTTAGAAAAAAGCCTGCAGGGTACTGTTTCGCAAGAAATGATGAAATTTCTCGCCGGCGCCGTTGATTTCAATAATGTTATCGGCGAACCAGTCAATAGGTACCGCGATAGATATAAAAATTTAGAAAAGTTAAGAGAGGTATTTTTCAGAAGAGTTACAAAAACCACGGATGTCGAGAAATTCGTAGACTATTATAAGTGGTTTGACGATACAATTTCGACAATAATATCTCAGTTGATACCAGCCTCTGCAGATTTTATTAGTGATGTTCAAGATCTTATTGAGCCCCACGCATTAGAACGTGCAAAATATGAGTCTAAATTTCCTACTTTAGAATTTAAGGTACCGGAAATTGAATTTGCGCCGATGAAGGGAATTCACGAAAAACTATATAGCTGGAAATTTGGTGGAAGCCCGTTACCAAGTAGCCCCCGCGATCCAAAGAAGCACGGACTTTATTGGCAAGACCGTGCCGAAAGATTTAGCGAAGAAGAGATAAAAACTTCTAATTCTACAATTAATGATCAAAGAGAAACTATACGTAAAGAATACACTACACATCCATATGTAAGCAGTTCAATTCCCAAATTAAGAACAACCACTGGTACTTCTTATATGGCCAATCGATACACACGTCGATTCCTACACAGGCCACATAGATTGCATATTCAAAGACTAACTTCTTCTTTAGCACTGCATGGCGGTGTTAACTTTGAGCCATCCAAAAACATACACTTAGCTTATAATGCCGTTTCACCATATGGGCCCGTAATTAACGAACTTGAAGCCGGCTTCGGTCGAGTGTTTATTCCGCAAAATGTTTTACTTTCTTTTATGGATGACATTGCTCAAACAACTCTTACAAATGATCCGAAACCCGAACATATAAAAACAAAACGATTTGCAAAAGTTCTACACGGTCGCGATTTCCAAGGAGGCTTAGGATATAGCAATGTCAAGTCTTCTGTGGCATTCCCGTTCAACTTGTACGATAGTGACAATCGAGTTAAAGAAGGGTACCAGTCGGCTATCAGAAAAGCCGTCACACCCAACATTACAATCACAAACGTGCACAATGATGTATATGGTGATGATATGGATAAGCCAATGCAGGGCCCATTTACGGAATATGCGGTTGGCGGTCATCAGTCGCGACACGTACGCCTCAATAAGAAGACTTTGGACACTTGGCAAGACCGTCCAGAAGCTTGGAAGATACTTTTGGCTGCTTGTCCAGATGCGACCCGCACAATAGATGATTCAGGCGCCATTGGTCTTGCTGGCCCCGACTACCCGTCACCAGCAGCAAACGCGGCTTCGACTAGACCATATCCAGTTGTTAAGGCTCAAAAAGCTGTATACTTCCGAGATTTTGTAGCAAAGCGTCCAGTAAACATACGAAACATTCATCATACTACTGGTTCCACAATCTTAGGAAATTACAACAATAACTATGATTTTGTACGCGCCGAGGGCGCCTATTCTAATCCTAGAAAATTCGTAGATAGCCAGCCAGTGCTGCCAGCAGTGGCTTTTCAGAGTCCGAGAACTGAAGGTGGTGGCGCCTCAAATATTAGAACGTTCCTAAGTTTAAGAAGAACAGAACAAGAGCATTTCAACTTTTTGTCTGGTGGTGGAACTTTTAGGGCCGCTAGACACCCAGACCACACAGGAGAATACTCTCTTGAATATCTACAAGGCGGCTTGAATAATAAATCGGTTATAAGAAGTAAATTTTCAGCCCCAGGTGCCATCGAAACTATTTCGCCTGGATATAACGATATTAGAGGAGATGAATTTTCACCCTATAATAGTATCAATTATAGAAACTTAAGCGTCAGAAAGCCCTGGCAGGGCCCTTCAGGCACGATTTCTGAACCAGTCGGTACCGGAACTCCTGGTATACGAGTGTACGATATCCACGGAAAGGATTTTGGTTTAGCTTCGCACCTTGCGCGTCATTCTGGCAAGTTTGGCCGAGATTCATTATTCGTTACAAATCCTGGCGCCCGATATGAGCAGCTTCCTAGTTTCCATAAAAACAATTATAACAGAATTAAAGCAATCAAGATGCTCAAGGATAATCCAACAGGCTCGACAACACCTCGATACGAGACCTCGCAGATATATGACAACTACTATGTCTCTCAACAGATTCCAAAGACTACTTTACAGTATGCCTGGATAACTTCATCGTATAAAACTTTAGTAGATAGATATGGTATAGTTAGTTCGGATTTCTTAGTTAGTAGTTCCGCCGGCGGTATACAAGAATCTATCACCTTTGTACAAGCTAGCGAGTTTGTCTCTTTTAATTATCTTCTTAATAGTAACAGAAGCTTTGGCCTCGACGAGCGCAGTCCGTTTGCGGCACAAAAGGCAATAAGAACTGATTTTGCTGGCTTAAACTTAAACACTCTTGATCTTGTACAAACGCAATCTTCAATGCGCGATGGGGGAGCAGTTTTAGGAAAGCAGCAGCTTAGCCCTGCTGGTGATGGTTCGTCTTTAACGCACCCCGCTGCAGCCTGGAAAAGTATTTATAACAATGACTCCACGACATTTGATATTTCTGCGCGCGGTACCGCAAGCGCAACAAATGCACTAATATTAAATAGGCAAGGCCCGTACGGATGGCCTTCGTGGAAACAAGCGCGCCAATCGCTTGACCACAAGCTTATGAGAACTTTTCGAGAAAAGAATAAAATATACTTCTTATCTGCAACCGGCTCTGGGATTAAGCATGCAAAATTTGATCTTCCCCCGGTTTCTATGCGCGGCCGCCCACTTAGGGGCACTATTCAAATATCGCTTTTTGAGTGGAATTCATACACAGCAGATTTTAGCAACAACTATGTATATTTTAATTTAAATGAAGTTGAAGATCATCTTCACGTTAATTGGGATACGGTTTCAAAAACAGCAGGCGAATATTTAGCGGAAGCACTCAATTCAGCAGCTGCCACGTATTCTACCGAAGCTCAATACCTATACACAGAAAACATTTTTCCTTCTCAAAGAAACGAATTTTTACCATTTTCTCGTACTAAAATAGGCTATGACAATATGTTTTGGAGAAACAATAACACAAAACGTATTACTTTGGGCACAACTATGTCGAGCAGTTTGTTGATGAAGGTCACTCAAAGTTCGTGGCCACTCGATCCTCCGTCAAATTTCTTGACAAGAACTGGCTCCAACCCCATCCACTATGGTGCTATCCCTGGTACAATTTCTTCCACACAAGCGGCTGCAATTGATTTGTTGCGCCTTTCTGATGCTGGTGAGTTGCAAAATACGTATTCTTCATACTTTACTGGCTCTGTAGCCCTTGGCAGAAGAAGCCTGACAGATTACGAACGTCTCAACATTTTAACGCCTGCAGGCGGTCTTTATGCGCTTAAACAGACAATCTCAAGTCCGCGCTCCGTAGCGTCACCTTCGGGCATAAGCATTCCGCAAACTGCTTCTGGTGGTGGTGGCGCCGGCTCTAGAGGAAGATGTTTGCCGTTCGCAGCAACTAAACAAATTCAAGTTTTTGGAGGCGAAGCGTATTGGGACGCTCCTAATAATGCGGGATATGTCGATATAGATTTTTCAGCTATGGGTACTACCGGCACTTTTCTTAGTTGGAAGAAGAAGCCAAGTGAACCCTGGGCGTTTGAAACGTACGAAGACTTCAATTATCTACTCAAAAAAGTGAGCACAGCCAAAGAGTTCGCAGTTGTGCCAGAATATAGAATCGATGAACATCTTGATGCTATAAACTTTAATGGTGTAGGTAGTGACTGGTCCGAGCAGCGATTATTTACACTACCGCATACAAAGCACACTCCAGGCACAGCATCCTTCTATAAGGATTATTCAAATTCAGAATTTCTAAAAGAGTTTCTGAATGTTCAAGACTTTTCTGGCAAGTGGCCGCATTATATTCGATTAGTCTGCAGCGCCTCAATTAGATTCAACCCGTACAAAGGTTTTTATCCAGTGCAAAGAACATTGGATTGTATTGAGCGGTTTAGAGATTCATATGGTTTCACAACGAACCAGGATCCTGAGTTAGGCCCCGTAGACACAGACCAAAATTGGTTTGGAATCCCAGGTACAGAACTTGAAGCACATTATTCAGGCTCTATGTTTAAACCCACAATGGCGCCATTCTTTGCGCCAGGAATTCTTTATAACACAATTAAATCGGGCATTGCAGTAGATTGGCCGTTAGTAACAGAGCCGGCAAAAATAGAAAGAACGCCATTTGGAGACTCAGTAAACACTCACAACTATGCGATGACAAGAAAGTTCGGACAATCTGGATATCCTGGGTATGTTCAACCTACTAAGTTTTTTGATGAAAGATTGCCTTTTGAAGCAATATTAGATCCAGATCTATATGGGCCATTTGTAAGTTATCCTCCTGCTGATTTGGATTCCCATCCTTCTTGTTCAATTTCTGTTCTCGACGCATCAGGCAAGCAGAAAGGAGTTACTCTTCTCGAAAATCACGATTGCGGAGAAGTGCCCTATACGTTATATATGGCTAATTTCCTAGGCGGCATTATTGATTTTTATCTAGAAAATGACGAATTAACAAGTGTAAAGTCGGATTGGTGGCCTCGCGAAGGAAAAACAATTGAACCCGGTACATATATGGCAAGAGTGAAAATGGCCCGCAGTATGTTCGGGGAAAAAGATTATAGCCACGAACATGGTGTGGCTGCGCTCCGAGACAATACCGGCGGCGCTATCAAGAAACAAGGTGGCCACAGCTTCACCGGAAGCGCATATGTGACAAAGGGCGCCCGCGCAATCTTTAGTGGCTCAGAATCGGAATATGGAAAATCTGCGCTGGGTTTTG